ATGGCTCCGAAGGGCGAGCACAACCGGGCGCAGATGCAAGGCTTCCTGGACGCGACCTTCAAGCGCATCTGGACGCGCAAGCCGGGGATCAAGGTGCACGGCTTCGGCTGCAACGCGTCTTGGGCCTGGCTGCGCTACCCCTGGTACAGCGTCGACGCGACGACCTGGGTCAACGGCGGCAAGTACGGGAGCCTCGTCCGCAAGCGCAAGAGCCACAAGCCGCTCGACTTCGGCCAGGTCGGGAAGGGCAAGCAGTCTCCCCTGGAGACGAAGACGCACCACGTCGACAACGACTACCACTTCCGGCGCAGCGACGCGGCGCGCGGCTGGCTAGAGTACGAGAGGCAGGTGACGGAGGCATGGGCACAGCGGGGAGTAGCGTGGAGCGACTGAGCTTCGACCCCAAGCAGATCAAGGTCGTGCCGATCAGCACGGTCAGGCCGAACACCTGGAACCCGAAGCAGAAGGACACGAAGGAGTACGAGCGCGTCAAGCGCGGCATCTCGCTCAAGGGGCTGCGCCTGCCCGTGATCGTGCGGAGCAACGGCGCGGGCTACGAGATCATTGACGGGGAGCAACGCTGGACGGCCTGCCGCGAACTCGGCTACGAGCGCGTCATCATCTACGACGCCGGGGAGCTTTCCGATCAAGAGGCCCAGGAACTGACGCTCTGGTATCAGCAGCAGGTGCCATTCGACGACGTGCTCCTGGCCGGGCTCCTGTCGGGGCTGAACACCGACTACGCGAACCTGCTTGAAGTGCCGTTCTCGGAAGAGGAGATCAACGAGTACGCGGCCCTCGCGACCTTCGATCTCGCGACCTACCAGGACGAGTACGAGCGCAAGGCGTTCGATCAGATCGAGATCACTCGCGTGAGCATGACGAAGCAACAGTGGGAGATCGTTGGTGCGGCCATCGAGAAGGTGCGTCAGAGGGAGGACGCGGAGCGCATGAGCGAGGGCAGAGCCCTTGAGCTGATCTGCGCCGACTACCTGGCGGGGGCGTGACGAGTGAGGAGGCCGAGATGGCTGGCAAGCGGATCAGCGCCGCCGAGATGGCGTTGCGCGTGGACGAGGTCTTCAACCTGCTACTGCAGGGCTTGGGCCGTCGTCAGGTGTTGCGATTCGTTGCGGATCAACGATCTGGGGGCATCAGCCGACAGGGCGAACCCCTGCCCGACTGGCAGGTGCGGAATCGTCAGGTCGACAACTACCTCGCCAAGGCCACGGAACGGCTCAAGGAATCGGGCAAGACGCAGCGTGACATTGAGATGGGCCGTGCCGTCGCGCGGCTCAATGACCTGTACGCCAAGTCGGCGGCGCGTAGCGATCTCCGTACCTGCCTCTCCGTCCAGAAAGACCTGACCGAGCTGCTCGGACTCGCGGCCCCCAACCAGCTTGAGATCATGGGCAAGGACGGCGGCATGATCGACGTGGTGCAGCACTACGCCGAGAAGTTCGACTCGCTCATCGCGCAGCAGGTCGCGAACCTGGCGAAGGCACCGGACGTTGAGCCCGACGATCACTGAATCCCCGCTGCGTAGCGGCATCCAACAGCTCCTCAAGCTCCCCCAGGAGCGGCGTGCCGGGCTGATCGACGGGATGGACGCGCAGGAGAAGATGGTCGCCTGTCTGTGCTGGGACTTGTGGGCGCGCTCCGATCAGATCGAGCCCCCCGGCGATTGGCGCATCTGGCTCCTGCGCTCGGGGCGGGGGGCTGGCAAGACGAGGACGGGCGCGGAGACGATCAGGCGGTGGGTCGAGACGGGCCGTTACGGCCGGATCGCCTTCGTCGGCGCGACGGCTGCCGACGTGCGGGACATCATGGTCGAGGGCGAGAGCGGCATCCTTGCGACAGGGGCTCCCTGGTGCCGCCCGCAGTACCAGGCGGGGCGCAGGCGCGTGGTCTGGCCGAACGGGGCACAGGCGACGATGTTCTCTGCCGAGGAGCCCGACAGACTGCGCGGCCCGCAGCACGACGCCGCGTGGTGCGACGAAGCCGCGTCTTGGCACTATCCCGAGTCGTTCTACATGCTGGAGTTCGGCCTGCGCTTGGGCACCGACCCGCGCGCCATCGTGACGACGACGCCGAGGCCGACCAAGCTGATCAAGGAGTTGATCAAGAAGCCGACCACCGTGCAGACGCTGGCCTCGACCTACGCGAACCGGGCCAACCTCGCGCCCGCGTTCTTCGACGAGATTATCGCCGCGTATGAGGGCACCCGCCTGGGCCGTCAGGAAATCTACGGCGACGTGCTGGAGGACGTGGAGGGCGCGCTGTGGACGCACGTCATGCTTGAAGACCTGCGCGTCTCCGAAGCCCCGGCACTCAAGCGCATCGTCGTCGCCATCGACCCGGCCGTGACCAGCGGGGAGAACAGCGACGAGACGGGCATCATCGTCGCCGGGGCCGACGAGCGCAGCCCGAGCCACGGCTACGTCCTGGAAGACCTGTCGGGGAGATACCGTCCCGAGGAATGGGCGAAGACCGCCGTCGAGGCGTACCACCGTCACAAGGCCGACCGAATCATCGGAGAGGCGAACAACGGCGGCGACCTGATCGAGTCGGTGATCCGCACCATCGACCCGACCGTGGCCTACAGCAAGGTGCACGCCGCCAGGGGCAAGTTCGTCCGTGCCGAGCCCGTGTCGACGATCTACGAGAAGGGCCGCGCGCACCACGTCGGGATGTTCGCCAAGCTGGAAGACCAGATGACGAACTTCACCGTCGACATCGACCGCAAGATCATGGGTTCACCCGACCGCGTTGACGCCCTGGTCTGGGCCTTCTGGGCACTCATGGTGGGGCGTCGGGGCTACGGCAAGCCCCCGGCCACATCTCGCGCCGCGTAGTACACTGCTGCCGTCGATCAAGGAGGAGTCGTGGCTTCGCAGAAGACGGACATCGAGCGGGCCTTCGACGCCCTCGCCGAGAAGAAGCCCCGCTACGATCTGCTGTTCAACTACTACGACGGGCACCAGCCGCTCGTCTACTCCACCGAGCACCTCTCCGACCTGTTCAGAAAGATCGAGGCGCGCTGGGTGCAGAACTGGTGCGCTGTCGTCGTCGACTCGGCCCTGGAGCGGCTGACACTCAAGGGGTTCGAGGTCGACGAGAAGGCGGGGGGCACGAAGGCCGCGAGCGACAAGCTCACCGCCCTGGGCGTGCAGACGGACTTGGAGATCGAGGCATACGACGCGCACAAGGACGCGCTGGTCTGCGGCGAGGGCTTCATCCTCGCCTGGCCCGATCAGGAAACGGGAGCCTTCGACCTGTACGCCAACGACCCCCGGCTCGTCCACTGCTTCTACGAGGCCGAGAGGCCGAAGGTGATGGAGTACGCGGCCAAGTGGTGGCGCGTCACGGGCGCGACCATGATGAACCTGTACTACCCCGAGCGGATCGAGCATTGGATCGGCCCCAAGAATCCGCGCTCGGGCAAGTCCTTCGTGCCCTACGAGCGCAGCCTTGACGAGACAGGCGGCGAAGCCGCAGCCGAGCCGACTGAGGACAACCCGCATGATCGAATCCCCGTCTTCCACCTGCGAACCTCACGGCGTGGCCCAGGCGGCGATCTGCGCAAGGTCGTGACCGCGCAGGACGCGGTCAACAAGCTGCTCGCCGACATGATGGTCGCCAGCGAGTTCGGCTCCTTCCCGCAGCGATACGTGATCACCGAGCAGGACACGTCGAAGCTCAAGATCGCCCCTGGGCAACTGTGGGGCTTCCTGCCCGCCGAGGGCGATCAGCAGCCGGTCAGCGTGGGCTCCTTCGCGTCGGTCGGGCTCGACTCGTATCTGGGAGCGATGGACAAGCTCGCCGCGTCCATCGCCATCGTGTCGCGCACCCCCAAGCACTACTTCTTCGGCCAGGGCGGCGACCCGTCGGGCGAGGCGTTGATCGCCATGGAGGCACCCCTGGTCAAGAAGTGTGAGCACTACGGGGAACTGTTCGGCCAGGTCTGGCGCGAGCTTGGGGCGTTCATGCTCAGGGCCAGCGGCGTGACCATCGCCCCCGAGGCCGTGTCAGCGGTCTGGGACACGATGAGCACACTGCAGCCGATCAGCGCGTCGACTTCGCTGCTCAACTTCACCAGGGCGGGGGTTCCGCTGACCACGGCTTTGCGCGAGCAGGGCTGGGGGCCTGACGAGTTGAAGCAGCTAGCCGACGACAGGGAGGCGGAGCCGCAGATGCCGTCCTTCGGGGCCGCAGTCGCGAGCTTCGCCAAGGGTGTGCCGGGGGCGTACCCCCCGGGGTCGGCCCAGCCCCGCCCCGGCGCACCCGCCTAAGTCACGGCCCTGCGAGGCTTTATAACGTGACGGGATGACCATGCCCGTACCCGAAGTCGTCAACGTTGAAAGAGCCTGGCGCGCCGCGCTCCTGGAGCGCGAGGCCGAGGTCATGCAGGCCATGACGCAGCGGTACCTGGAGATCGCCCATCGGCTCACGTCGGACTTCGACGCTCTGGCCGAGCAGGTCAGCCGCATGGTCGAGGCCGGGGACGAGGTTCCTGTCGGGCGGCTCTACCAGCTTGAGCGGTACCAGCGCATGGCCGTGCAGATGGAACAGGAGTGGTCGCGCTACGCGCCCTACGCCGACAAGCTGATCTCCGATCAACAGCGGTACCTGCTCACAGCGGGCACGACGATGGCCCAGGACGAACTGACGGCGGCGGGTTACGGCGTGACGATAGAGGGCTGGCCTGCGGGAGCGATTCAAGACCTGGTGGGCCAGACCGACGGGGGGCCGTTGCGCGACCTCTTGGCTGGCGCATCCCAAGGAGCCGAAGCCGAGGTCGCGCACGCCCTGGTCGAAGGCACGGCCCTGGGCCTCAACCCGACTCAGGTCGCGAAGACGATGGCCGACAAGTTCGGCATGCCGCTTGATCGAGCCCTCTGCATCGCCCGCACGGAGATGCTTGGGGCGTTTCGTCGATCAACGCTGCAGGGCTACCGCCAGGCGGGGCTCATGCAGTATCAACGCCTGTCGGCGCAGGACTCGCGCGTCTGCGCGGGCTGCATCGCTGCCGAGGGCCAGCTTTACGAGACGGAGCAGGACTTCGACGACCATCCCAACTGTCGCTGTTCGTGCATCCCCTGGTGGCCGGGGGCGCACTCGTTCCCGATGGGCGAGGAGTGGTTCAACGCGCAGTCCGAGTCGACGCAGCGCGCGATCCTCGGCAACACCCGTTTCGAGATGCTGAAGAACAAGGAGATCAAGTGGTCGCAGCTTGCGACCAGGACGAGCAACGACACCTGGGGCGGCATGATCGTGGGAACGTCGATCACCGATCTACGCGCAGGGGGTGGCGGGCTCCCGGCCGCGCTGATCAAGGCCGCTCCTGGGGGCGGTGGAGCCGAAGCGTTGATCAACGCGGCTCAGGTGATGGACACGCTAAGCGGGGCCAGGCCGCTGAACTCAACCGCCGCCCGGCTGAACTACGGCCCGC